TGTATCTTTTAGCTTTAATGTTGGTCTGGGAACACTACAGCGCAGCACCCTCCGTCAGAAGGTTATTCGGGGCGAAATGGAAGAAGCGGCAGAAGAGTTCTTGAAATATACGCTCGCTGGCGGTAAAGTACTGAAAGGCTTGGTAACTCGTAGAAACGACGAACGAGCGTTATTTTTATCTTAGGGTAAACCCGTATGGCGCTACAGAAACTACAATTCCGACCAGGATTAAACCGAGAAGGCACAGACTACTCTAACGAGGGTGGTTGGTACGATGCCGACAAAGTGCGTTTTCGCTCTGGTTTTCCTGAAAAGATTGGTGGCTGGAGGCGGTATGCGACAAATCAGTTCTTGGGTCTTGCTCGTTCTTTATGGAACTGGGTAGCCACAAATGCTAATAACTACCTAGGTATTGGCACAAACGTCAAGTACTACGTTGAGCTTGGTGGCTTTTTCTTTGACGTAACCCCCATAGTCCATACTTCAACCAACGTAGCTGCCCCTGTTTTTTACACCACTGCTAACTCCTCTACGATTACTGTGGTTGACGCTGGATACCAGCCAAGTGTGGGCGACTATTTCATTATCTCTGGGGCTAATACAATTGCCAATACGGCTATTACATCCACTATTTTGAATGCCGAGCATGTTGTAACTTCTTTAGTTAATTCCACAGCATATAGATTCACTGTATCTACAACGGCTACTAATACCGCCAACGGAGGCGGCAGCACAGTTACTATTCAATACGAGTATCCAGTAGGTTTAGATGTTGCTATTGTCGGTACTGGTTGGGGTGCTGGTCCATGGAGTCGAGGCACTTGGGGTTCCGCTTTTAGCGGTGGGGTACAGAATCAGCTACGTTTGTGGACAAACGACAACTATGGTGACTATCTATTTATAGCTCCTCGTGGCGGCGCAGTTTATTACTGGATCCCAGAAGGCACATACCCAGACGGAACAGTTGCGGGTAATACAACTAGAGCGCAGTCTTTGGCAACCCAAGCTACATCGGCTACTTATGCTGGTCAATTTGTACCAAATGCAACAAATCAAGTTTTGGCTTCTTCCATTCAGCGTTTTATTATTTGCATGGGCGCTAACCCATATGACCCGCTTGACTCAGAGACTGACTTTGATCCTATGCTTGTGCGTTGGTCTGACCAAGAAAACCCTTACGAATGGGTACCAGCAGTAACTAACCAGTCAGGCGAGTTTAGGCTTTCTAACGGCTCATTTATTATGTGCGCCCGTTCAACCCGCCAAGAGATCTTGGTATGGACAGATTCTGCTATTTACTCCATGCAATACCTAGGACCCCCTTATGTTTGGGGCTTTCAAATCCTAATGGACAATATCTCCATTATTAGCCCTAATGCCGCAATTACTGTAAATAACATAACGTACTGGATGGGCGTTGATAGGTTCTATATGTACTCAGGTCGTGTTGAGACCCTGCCTTGCTCGCTCTGGCAGTACATTTATAACGACATTAACAAAAACCAAGGCTTCCAAGTCTTTGCTGGTGGTAATGATGGATATAGCGAAGTCTGGTGGTTCTATTGCTCTACCAATTCAAACGTAGTAGATAAATACGTCATATATAACTACCTAGAGCGTACATGGGCTTACGGCACGATGGGGCGTACGGCTTGGCTAGATTCCCCACTACGCCAATATCCAATGGCTGCCGACTACAACCGCAGAATTTTGTTCCACGAAGCGGCTGTCGATGATATAGCTGGTGATACCGCTGTGCCTATTAATGCTTATGTTCAGTCTTCTGACTTTGACATTGGCGATGGGCATAACTTTGGCTTTGTCTGGCGCATCCTACCTGACATAAACTTTAATGGGTCTAATGTAGACGGACCTTCTGTAACGATGACGGTTAAACCCCGCCAGAACTCAGGTGCGCCTTATGGCACTGCAAATAGTCCACGGGTGTTAAGCTCTAATAACTATGCAGTTTCAGGGGTATACAACATTCAAGAGTTTACTGGTCAGGTCTATACCCGCCTACGTGGTCGCCAACTTGCCTTTAGGATTGAGTCTAATAACCTCGGTACACAGTGGCAGTTAGGTAGCCCACGGATTGATATTAGAAATGACGGAAGACGCTAATGGCAGTCAACCCCCAAATTAAGACCCTAGACCTTAGACCGCCAAAAGCGCCTAATTTACTTGTTGCGCCAATTGATTACAGGCAGCAATACCACGACCAGATGAATAATGCCTTACGTCTGTACTTTAACCAGATTGATAACTTTTGCCAGCCATTTAGCTCCAATACAGGTGGGGCGTTTTTAAAGTTCCCTAACGGTGCATTTTCTCAAGACGGGTATACAACTTTAACTAATGCCATACCAAACTCAAGCTCAACTGCAACTATTGTGGTTGGGTCTACTACTGGGTTTGCATCTGCTGGCACTATTCTTATTGAAGAAGAGTTAATTAGTTATACGGGCAAAACAGCTACTTCATTTACGGGGATTACCCGATCACAATATGGCTCTAGCGGTTCTTCGCATTCGGCTGGTGTTTATGTAACTGAAGCTCAGGCAGTGCCTTCGGCAACTACGTCTTTGACTATTCCATACGATACAACAGATACCAGCAATCAGGTGGCTTTAGACCCTGCAGATAACACCAAAGTTGTCTTTGCCGTAGCTGGTTATTACAACGTTCAATTTAGTATTCAGCTTATAAACTGCACAAGTTCGGTAGACAATGTAGTCCTTTGGTTTAGGAAAAACACGGTTGATATAGCGCAAACAGCTGGCACTGTGTCAATTCCATCAAAACACGCTGGTGGTATTGGTGCTGCAATTGTGTCTTGGAACTTAGTTGTGGGGGTAAATGCTGGGGATAATATTCAGTTAATGATGGCTTCAGAATCAGGAAATACGGTAGCGGCTACATACCCCCCTGGCACAGCCCCGGTGCACCCAGCTTCTCCGTCCGTAATTCTTACCGCAACGTTTGTTTCGGCGCTATATTAATGATAAACTTCAATCAATTCAACCCCGTGAGGTAGATATGGGACTGCACCATACAGCACACTATTTAAGAAGCAAAGGTCGTGGCAACGACACAATGCTTGTCCATATGACCCCAAGCGAGGTTAAGGGGCTTCAAGCTATAGCTTTGCGTCACGGTGGTTCCCTGACAATTAACCCAGATACGGGACTCCCAGAAGCAGGCTTTTTAGAACAAATTCTACCAATTGTAGCTGCGGCTGGTTTGACATATTTGACGGCTGGTGCAGCTGCGCCGACATTAACTGCGGCTTTGGGTGGCTCTACTATGGCTGGTGGTATTGCTGCTGGAGCCTTATCTGGTGCGGCTATTAGTGGCGGTATGGCAGCTATTCAAGGTAAAGACGTAGGTAAAGCTGCTCTTATGGGTGGTCTTGGTGGCGGTGTTGCTGGCGGTATGGGGGCTTATGATGCGGCTAATGTCTTTAACGCCCCTAATCTTTTAGCTGATGCTTCACAACAAGTAGTTCAGGTAAACCCCACTGATGCTGCTAATTTAATGCAAGAAGGCTTTAAGGTAGCACCAACCCCAACCCCTGATGTATCTGATGTATATTCTGGTTTGGCTGGACAGCCAACTGTAGCACCTGGAACATTACCACCCGGTGTGGCCCCAACCCCAGGATATTCTGCAACAGAATTAGACGCCCTTGCTAGGGGTCAAGGTGTGTTCCCAGAAGGTTCCGCTGCATTGCCTGGCCCTGAAGTAACAGGGCAAGCTAGTTTACAGCCTGGATTTACTCAAGACATTTCAAAAATACCTCGTCCATCTGTACAAGATTTAGTTGACCAAGAAGCTCAGGCTCGTGGTGGTGCAGCAAGAACAGTAGGGTTAAAACCAGACACTTTTTATAGCGGCTTAGGTAAATACGAAAAAGTTGGGGTTCAAGCTTTACCAGTGCTTGGTTTATTGCAAGATGAGCAACAACAAGTTGGCCCTACAGATAACTACCAAAGCCCATTACGCCGTTTGTCTCCTAATTTCCGAGCCTATGAGCCCTCAACGCCAAACCCATATTACGAAGCAAAACGTTATAACTACGCTTCAGGCGGAATTACTTCTTTGCAAGGCGGCGGTGGTCCTGTAGAACGTATGTCTATGGCTAATACGGCAATGAATCCCCAAGGTGGCTTGTACCCTCAAGGTATGATTGATAAGACCCAATATGCTATGCCTATTCAGCGTCCAGTAAGTTCTGAAATGGTTATGGATACCCCTGGCTACGAGCGGTCTAACCCAATGCTTATGGCTGCCGGAGGAGCAGCTAGACTACCTAAAGGCGATCCTGGTTTATACAGAGATACTGATCCAACAACCCGTAATCAAGACGCATTTACGGCAGCTTTAACTCGTTTAAATGCAATGCAAAAGAAGGCTAATGTTAAGGGTTTACCCGCATTAAAAGCCGTAGCAAAACCATTAGGTAATATTGAAGAAGCTGCTAAAGGCGGCGTTATGTCTAGCTTAGGAGGGTACTCAGATGGCGGCAGAATGCTTAAAGGTCCTGGTGATGGTATGTCTGATTCTATTCCTGCTTCTATCGGTAACAAACAACCCGCCCGTCTTGCTGATGGGGAATTTGTAGTCCCAGCCGACGTGGTTAGTCATTTAGGTAACGGCTCTACCGATGCTGGTGCTAGGAAGCTATATAGCATGATGGACAAGATCCGCAAAGCTAGAACCGGTAAAAAGAAACAAGCTCCTGCAGTTAAAGCCGACAGATATATGCCTGCATGAATTTAAGCGTTCAGTCAGTTAGCGTAACTCATTTTCACCAGACTTGGCCGTTGGTTGAAGGGTTCTTAGCAGAAGCATTGAAATGGGGCGAAGACGACTATACGGTTGAGCAGGCTAAAGGGTATTTGGCTAGGGGTGATTGGTTGCTAGTAGTTGCAGCAGACGAAGAAAACAAGATTCATGGGGCATCGGCAATAAATTTTTTTAACATGCCAAACGACAGAGTGGCGTTTGTTATAGCAATGGGTGGTAAATTAATAAGTAATCAAGATACATATAAGCAATTTTCTGATTTACTTAAGGCGTATGGGGCTACTAAAATACAAGGTGCCGCTAGAGAAGCAATTGCAAGATTGTGGACACGGTATGGATTTAAGGAACGCTACAGAATTGTAGAGGCAAAATTATGACATATTATTCAAGACGGCAACTTGAGGCTCTTGGCGAGCCATTAGGTGATTCAGTTACCCGCAAAGAAGGCGGGCGGATTATTTATGGCGGTGGCGGTTCTGGTGGCGGTGGTTCTCCTGCTCCTACTACAAATACTACTTACAGTACAAACGTTCCTGAATACGCTCGACCATACGTCGAGAACATGCTGGAGTCAACCCAGAAGCAAATATATACCGACGACATGGCTGGGTTTAGGCCGTATAAACCATATAGCACTGACCCTAATAAATATTTTGCTGGTTTTCAGCCACTCCAAGAAAAGGCCATGACGGCTACTGGAAATCTACAAACTCCTGGGCAATACACCACTGCTACTGGACTAGCTGGTATGTCGGGTATAGAAGGTTTAGGATTAGCAGGTCAAATGGCTGGGGCTGGGGGTCGTTATGCCCAACAAGCCACAGATCCAACCGCTATTCAGTCTTATATGTCACCCTATATGCAAAACGTGGTGGACTACCAAAAGTCTCAGGCTTTGCGTGATTATCAAATGGCTGCCCCTATGCGTGCCCGTGCTGCCGTTGGAGCTGGTGCTTTTGGTGGAAGCCGACAAGCTATTGAGTCTGCTGAAGCACAACGTAATTTAATGAGTCAGCTACAAGGTATTGAAGCACAAGGACGGCAAGGTGCGTTCCAACAAGCTCAACAAGCCCAACAGTTTGGGGCTAATCTTGGTCTTCAAGGACAGCAAGGCGCCCTTGGTGGATTAGGTGCTGCTACACAAGCAGCAGGTGCTTTAGGTCAATTAGGCGGACAACAGCTTGGCGCCCAAAAAGAAATTATTGGTTTGCAGTCTCAGCTGGGTAAAGAGCAACAAGCCTTTGAGCAAAACAAAATTAATCAACAAATCCAAGATTACGCTATTGCTCAGCAGTATCCGTTTATGCAGCTTGGCATGATGAACGCCATGTTACGTGGTTTACCAATGCAGACTCAGACTACTCAGTTATATCAAGCTCAGCCTTCTACACTGCAACAAGGTATTGGTTTAGCTGGTGCCGCAAGTACATTGTTTGGTGGCAGAGCTGCTGGTGGTGCAATTAAAGAGTACCGTGAAGGTGGCATTATTGGCTATGCTCCAGGGGGTGTAATTGATAGTACCCGTGCCGATCTTGAACAAATTGCAGACATGCCTGGTGGCATGCAAAAACTAGAGGAAATAAGAAATTCTTCCTCAAGTAAAGAAGTTCGTAAAATGGCAGGCGAAATTATTGTGCAAAAACAAATGGAAGCACAAGCTGAGCAACAAGCCCAAAAAGCTCGCATGTCAGGTATTGCCTTAGCCGGCGGTCCAGCATTTGAGTCTCAAAGTATGGCTGGTGGTGGCATTATTGCTTTTGCTGGGTTAGGTCCTAGTTTAGTTGAAGACCCACAGTTTGGTGGGTTTGGTGGCATGGATGCTAATGCAGATCAAGCACGTTTAGATCAAATACAGATGCAAAAAGACGTTGAAAAATACGAATTTTTAAAAGATGCTTCTCCAATTGCGGCAAAACGCATGCTTGATGAAAATCCAATGCTTAGGGCTAAGGTAGCTCCACCAACTCCACCGGCTCCAGCAGCGGCAGCGGCGGCTCCAAAACCAGAAACTAAACCAGAAGGTGGTGCTCCGGTAGACCGTGGTATTGCCGCATTAACAGGAAGAAAGAGTTTAGAGCAAGAGATGCGAGAGCAAGAGCGCTTAATGGGTCCAAACACAGTAAATGAAGGACTTAATGCCAAGATTGCTGAGCGTTTAGCTGGTTTGAGCAAACAAGAAAAACAAGACGATCTTGCTGCTCTTCGCAAAGCTTTTATTAAATTTGGAACAGAAGCATCGCCTGGAGGTATGGGGGTAGCTGCTCTTAAAGGTATTGAGTCCTATGGTGATGCACGTGATGCAGCCAAAAAAGTTAGAGAAGGTATTGACCTTGAGCTTACTAAAATGCAAGCCGACATTAAAAAAGGCGAGCGTGCTGAGAGACGTGGTAACTTGGATGCTGCCGCTAAATCCTACGAAAACGTTGAGAATCGTCAACTTAAAATTGCTGAAATGCAAAATCAACTTAAGATTGCTGGTATGCAGCTTAATAGACCTGGTGAGTTTGAGAAAGCGTTTGCTTTGTTCCAAAAAGACCCAGTTGCATTTGAGCAATTTATAGCGGCAAAGGATACTAACCGTGGTAATCTGGCAGCTGCAACTAAGAACATACTTCAAGCTAAATATCCAGAATACGCAATGACGGCTATGATCCCTCCAGAAAAGAGAACAAAACAGCAGAATGAATATTTACAAAATGCTTACAGAGATGCCGAAGCTACAGCAAGAGACATGATGCGTAGAGGACCATCTTCTACTGGTAGTAAAGCAAGTGGAGAAGTAGATACTAAAAATCCATTATTAGGGCCATAAGATGCCAAGTTTGCTAGAGATCTTAAACGATCCTAACTACGTTAATGCAAACGAGGCTACTAAAGAAGCAATCTTTAATAAGTACTCGGCGCAGGACAAAAACTATACGGATGCTAATGATGCAACCAAAGAAGCTATTCGTACTAGATTTGGTATTGGAGCCCCTGCAGCTGTAGCTGAGCCAGAACCAACCAAAGACACCGGCATATTTAGTATGGCTGGTCGTGCCCTTGCTCGTGGAGCTAAGCAAACAGGTTCTTTACTTGGTGACGTATTACCAGCTATGGCAGCAAGTGCTATTGGCGCCGACGAGTATGCAGCTCGTCAAATGGCCGAAGCGGCTGAAACCCAAAAAGAAATTGAGCAAAAGTACGGTGCTCGTTATAAGTCTTTATCAGATGTTAAAGGCATTGGCGATTACATACCGTTTGCATTAGAAACAGGCTTAGAACAAGTGCCTGGTATGGCTACGGCTTTGATACCTGGTGCTGGATTTGGTGTTGCTGGTGGACGCATGGCAGCAGCTGCAGCCGCTAAAGAATTAGCAGAACGTAAAGCTACACAAGCTGGCGCTAGATATGCAGGGATGAAGACTGCCGAAGGCGCAATGCGTGGTCAGATTGGTGGTGCGTTTCTTGGCTCTTATGCGCTTAACGCCCCTGAAGTATTTCAAAATATATTTGAAGAAACTGGACAAATGGAGCCAGCCGCCGCTGCTTTAGCAGGATCAGTTTCTGCAGCTTTAGACTCAATACTACCTGTAGCCATACTTAAACAGATGGGCCCCAACGTCAAAGCCGGCGTTGTTGAGAACTTACTTGAGAAGTCTGGTATGCCATCGCCATTGGCTAGAAAAGTAGTTGGTGCTACTGTAACGGGCGCAGCAACTGAAGGTATAACTGAAGCTGGACAAGAAGCAATTAGTATTGCAGCCGAGAAGTTTGTTCAAGAGAACCCAGAGGTCTGGGGTAGCAAAGAGTTCAATCGTCTTATTGAATCATCTGTACGTGGTGCAGTAGGTGGCGGTTTATTTGGCGGTGCTGGTGCTGGAGTTGGATCATATTTAGAAGGACGCCGTGGCAGACTAGAACAGAGACAACTTGAAGCCGACCGTAGGGAAATCATAGCAGGGGACTTAGCAACTCAGCTTGGCAGGGACCCTACCACAGAAGAAGTAGACGCAGTTGTAGCGGCAACTAATAGAGCTCGTAAGGAGATGCAAGATGAAGGCACATCAACTGACACCGGAGCAGGTAAGTCTGGCGTTTCTTTACCTAGCGAAGAGGAACTCGGAAAAGGTCCAACTGACACCAGAACTGGAGAACCTACCGAAACAGACCTGGATAGAATTAATCGACTTGCTGCAGATGCTGGAATACGAGAAGAAGACGTCGACGATCAATTAACAAGCAAGCCTGCAGAGCCAACAACAAAACCAAGTGCATTAGACACTAAAACATATGATGAGCTGCTTGAGATTAAAAATAATTATCAGGCAGAACTAAATGCTTTGCTGTATAAAAATGGTAAAAAACCAAAAGAAGGTACTAAACGCCGTCAAGAATACGATGAACTGCATACTCGCTTAATTGACATCAGCAACCGTTTAGATCAAAAGTATCAAGAAACAGCTCCTACAGAAGTAATTGAAGAAGCTAAACCTACTCTTACCCCAGCGCAACAAGCTGAACTTGATCGCCGGCAAAAGTATGCCAAAGAAACGGCCGATCGGATTGAAGAAGAAGCATCCCCAAGAATTGACGCTGTAAATTACGTTCAAAAGGTTGATGCAGGTGAAATCAAACCAAACTCAATTAAGCTCAAAGGATTTATAAATGCACTTGGTCTTGACGTACCTGCGGGTAAAAATTATGTTGAGCGAGCATTTGCTAAATTAAAAGCCGATTTAGCAATACTGGAAGAAGTTGATCCTTTGGCTAAAACTTTAGAAACCATACAAATTTACAAAGATCAAGCTGGGATAAAAGATTTTAAAGTAGGGGATACAGTGCGTGTTGGTAACTCGCCTGGAACTGTAGTTGGTGTAGAAGGTGATTACGTTAAATTCCGTCCTGATAATGCTACCAATGCTAAAGCATACCAACGAGTTCAAAAGAAAAATTTAGAATTTGTTGCTCGTCCAGAAAAAGATTTACCTGCGTCAGCATCTAAGAAACCAGAAGAGTTTGGAGAAGAAGCCGGCAAATTAGCAGCTGACATGCCAGGATTAGTACAGTTACTTGGCGCTAGTATGTATGCTAGCAACATGGTTGAAGTAACCATAAAAGAATTATTGCAAAATGCTTTTGACGCAGTTAAAGGCGCAGTATCTAGCAAAAAAGAAAAAGCGCTTTATAAAACTGGGCATATTACTATTGAGTTAGACTCAAGAGATCGCACAATTAAAATTACAGATGATGCCAGAGGCATGACTCCTGACATTGTTAAAAACGCATTATTTACTGTTGCAGGATCTGATAAATCTGATTTAGACCCAGAAGATCGTAGTGGCGGATTAGGTTTAGCCAAAATGGGTTTTATGATGGGCGCTGAAAAACTAATTGTTGATACAGTAAGAAACGGCGTTAGAACAAAAGTAGACACCACTGGAAAGGATATTGCACGTAGTAATTTTACTATTACTAAGTCCCCAGCACCAAAAAGTGAGCATGGAACAACTGTAGAAGTTAAGGTTCCAGAATATTACATAGACCCTAAAACAGGTGACAAAAAAGAAATTTATTTTTGGACCGACCCAAAAGATATAGATACATTACAGCACCCATTAATTGGCCCTGTAGAAGTAACATTAAAAAATCGTGGTTATGGTGGCGACATAGATACTAAAGTGTTGCCTATTGGTGTTAACTTTGATATTAAAGCTACACCATTTTTAACTAAAGCTAACTTTGATTGGGGTTCAGCAGACATTTATTTTGGTGTAAACAGAACAGATAGTCCAAAACATCAAGTGCTTTCTAGTGGTATTTATCAGTTTGAAGGTCCAGGTAGATTTAATAGCCGCTTTAAAGTAAATAAAGAACCAATTCCTTACAACATTATTGTTAATGTTAAACCCAGCGTAGAAGCCAAACATCCAGACTACCCATTTGAAAACAACCGAGAAGCATTCAAAGGTAGGATCGCAGAAGACATTAACTCACTACAAGAATTTCTTGCTCGTGTAGCTCGGGGTGAAGAAGCTAAAGACCTTAAAGAAAATTTTGAAGGTATTGTTTCTATGCCTCGGGTTGAAGTCGGTCAAGAAGTTGCAGAAATAAGTAAAAAACTTAGAAAAGCGTTTGACCAACGTGGTCAAGCTGCAAAAGAAACAAAAGTGTTTGAGCCGCCAAAAGAAATTACTATTAAAGACAATACGGTTTCTGATACACAAGGCCGTATTATTTACGACAAAGTAAAAGAAGAAGAAAAGAAAAAACAAAGCACATTCAAAGCAGAAAAAGAAGCTCCAACCATGGATGAGTTCATGATTAATATGGAGCAAGACCCTAAGCTGCCAATCTTTCACAACAATACCAATGTAAATCTTGTTGAAGTTGGTAAAAAATACGGCGACCCAGAAAAGTTTTTTGCTGAGCTGGGCACTTTGATGGTGGAAATGAAAGAAGCGCTAAGTAAAAGCAATCTTTATGGTTACGGAAAACTTAGCCCAGATAATTTATTTTTTGGTGGTATTTCAGTTGATAAAGGCTATGCTGGCGTACATATCAAAGTCCCCTATAAAGCCGTGCTTATTAACCCGTTTTACGATTGGGGCACAAAAACTTTATTTGGTGTAAGAGAAAACTTTTTAACCACAATGATTCATGAAATTGCCCATACCGGTACTATGGATCATGGTGTGGGTCATAACGCTGAGATGATGCGAGTATCAACATACCTTGCAGATGAAGGGCTAATGGATTACTATAGGGACGCACTACTTGATATATTGAGTCGTCATGAATCAACGTTTGCTGCAATGAAGGAAGAATATGAAAAATCTACAACAAGAAATATTGCAAAATCTCTTGAAGATATCAACAAAGGGTCCAAATCAGCTAGAGAGTATGCTGCTGATAGCGCAGACCAGACTGGTGAATTACGAGCAAGAGCAGGACGAGGAAGGGGCGAACCTTTATCGGCCTATAGTGCAGATGTTGGAAGAGGCCCAAGCGCCCCAAAACTTAAGGACATAGTCTTTTATCATGGCACAAATAAAGCCTTTGAAAGATTTAAATTAAGCAAACGTGGTGCTTTAGGTGCCGGTATTTATGCTGCGCCAGATCCAGAAAGAGCTAGCACTTACGCTTTAGAAGGCGCAGAAGGGGACCGCAGTCCTGAAGGTGCAAATGTACGTCCTATTTACGTGGATCTTAAAAATCCATTAGTAATAGATAAGACAGATATGAAGCGGACGTCTGATCCGGCAGTGCAAGCACTAATACTTCTTGGTGTTAATGAAGATAAAGCAGCGGATATTATTGACGAAGCCTACTCCGAGTATGGTTTTCCTGGTAATGAAATTAAATCTCGTGCAATTAAAGCTGGGTATGACGGCATAGTATATAAAGACGAAGATGGTATTGTTGAAGTAGTTGCCTACAACTCAAACCAAATAACTTCAGCTATACAGGCTAAGAACACAAGCCCCAACGCTGACAAAGTACCTTTAAATGATCCGTTATTTAATACGGCGCACCCAACTGTTACTAAAGCACTTGCCGATAATGATATACAGGGTGCCCTAAAAGCCCTTAAAAATACCGCCGGTAAGTTCTTGTCTGGGCTAGCCGATCGGCTAATGCAACTAAATTTAAACACAGTCGTCGGCTTTGATGACCTGCATTATGACCTGTCAATTAAGAGCTTGGACCGTGTAAAAGGTCAAAAGACCAGAATCTTTAACTGGCTCCAACAAGTTAAACCTGCTGTTTACGCTTCTCGTTTTGACGAATCCAAGATGAAGATGCCGGTCACAGAGACCCTAAAAGCCTTTGAAGATTTTAGAGACGGCAAATTGGGTATTGATCCCAAGATGTTCAAAGAGGATTTGGAAGACATCATTAAGGTTTATGACAACGCCGTAACTTCGTTGAACGCACCTGGCACGTACTTCATGGATGATAACGCCATTGGACTTAGCTTAACTAGGGGTGGTAACTCTAACTATGCTATAGCACACGAGTTTAGTCATGCTGCAACGCACTGGGCAATTGACCATCCAGACGACCTAGATCCTAAACAACGCCTTGCGCTAGCTAATTTACATCGTCTATTTAGATACGCTAAAAAGCATACCAAGAATCCAGATGCCTATGGATACAACAACTTACATGAGTTTGTAGCCGAAGCGTTTAGCCGACCCTCATTCCAAAACGAACTGCGCCAGATGCAAAAAGTCATGGACACCAACATGTCCGCTTGGTCTAAGTTCATTCAGTTAGTTGCTCAGTTGTTTGGAGTTGACAATGTGTTGTTCCACACGCTAGCGAATGCAGACGTATTGTTCTCAGCTAATAGCGGTAGCTCTACTAATAAAGGTCCTGGATTGTTATGGGCACCAAGTAGATACAGTGTGCGTAATGGCGCATTTAAGCTTAATCCTGGCGAGCGCATGGACTTTATTGACAAGCTTGTCAATCTGCGCACAACTTGGAAAGACGTTGACAAGAGCAACCTTAAAAAGTTCTTTGGTAGCCTTAATAATCAATACCGTCGTTACTTATTAGGTGCACTTACAGTCGACCAATTGGCTGATATATACGGCGCCGACATGCCCCAGCTTAAAGAATATGTAAAAGAAGTTGACGCCATGATTGCAACTCGCAATGCAATTTTAAAAGAAGGCGGTCCAATTATTGGTCGTTGGAGTAACTTATTACAAAGTAACCCAGAAAAAGCTAAGCAGTTAGGTGAAGTAATGATTGAGTCTACCCTTGAGAAAATGGATCCGTCCATTCTAGATCCTCAATTAAAACAAATACTTAGCAAAAAAGACTTGTCTAAAGAACTAGAAGCATACGATAAATCTAGTCTAAAAGACGCATGGCGTGAAATGAGTAGCGGTAAAGACGGTGACATTGCTGTTGAGATATACAAGCAAGTGCGTAACTTCTACGAACGCCGTATGAACGAGTACATCCAAGTTCAAGAAGCTAGGATTAGAGAAGCTGGTTTGGCTAAAAACCTGACCCCAGAAGAGATTAATGCCAAAGTACGTGACTTTAAGAAACAGATTGAAGAAAGCATTATTAGACCGTACTTCCCAATTAAACGTTTTGGTGACTACTTCTTAATGGTCGGTAGGGGCAAAGATAAGATCTTTATGCAGTTTGAGGACGCTTTTGCCCGTGATGCTGAGCTAGAAAAACAAAAAGCACGGTTACTCAAAACGCAAATAAAAGACAAAGATACTGGTCAAACAAGGACATACACTGAAGAAGAAGCAGATGCACAGTTATGGCCTGGTCAAGGGTTTAATGAAGTACTTAACCAAAAGTTAAGTGAAGTAACCCAGCTTAACAAAATCAAAGACTTAGTAGATCAAACTACCGAAGATATTCTAAAGAGCACCGATCCTCAAATTATGCAGGACAGAGTTGCTGCAATGCAAGATCAGTTAAAAGATGCTTTTGGACAGTACTATTTAGAGCTGCTGCCTTCTGAAAGTATTAAAAAGATGTTCTTGCATCGCCAGAACGTAGCTGGTCCTAGCCAAGATATGCTCCGTGCCTTTAGCTTGTCTTATGAGCGTATTGCATACCAACGTGCCCGTTTCCAGCATATGCCAAGACTATTTAATTTAGTTGAAGCTGCTAAGATACGCTCGGCAAATATGCCGACTATTGAAGAAAAAGCAGTCTACGGCGACGTGGCTAATGAGCTTGCTAAGCAATTTAAGAGCGGTGTTCTTGAGCCACCTAAGCATTCCAAGTTAACTACGTTCTTAACGCACTTTGGATTCTTAAACTTCTTAACATCTCCAGCTTCAGCAGTGGTTAACATGATGGCTATCCCTGGCTTATACGTACCGGTAGCTGGTGCAAGATATGGTGGTGCTAAGCGTGTTGGCACAGTTGTGTCTAAGTATGTTCGTATGCTAGGCGGTACTGGATATATAAATGAAGATACCAATCGCTACGAGTTTTTGTCTTTGGCACGAGCTAACTTAAACTCTTTAACTGACGTAAATACCAGAGATGGTAGTGGCAAAATTAATTTACCAAAAGGCAGAACATTAGCTGATGTGTACACAGCCGGAGTAAACAGGGGTGCAATTGACACTACCTTGGTACATGATTCTGTAAGTATTGGAGAAAGCCCTTCACAAGATTACACTGGTAGATGGCAGAAGTTTATGTATTACGCTAGCTTGCCATTCCACGCAGCCGAGAAGTTTAACCGTGAAATTGCTTACATGACTTCTTTTGAGTTAGCTTACGAGAAGAACATAAGTAAAAACATGACTCCGGAAGCAGCCTTTGATGCAGCTTTAGACCAAGCACGGGATCTTACCCAAGAGACCATGTTTAACTACAACAGTACAAACAAACCACGTTATTTCCGTGGCAATATTTCTAGCGTATTGTTACAGTTCAAGATGTATCCACAGCATATGTGCGTGCTTATGTTCCGTACATTCCAAAAAGGCTTTATGGATGCAGAACAAATAGAACTTGATAAAATTAGAAAACAACTAGAAAACGCTCCAGAAGACGTGCTTAATAAAGCTTTGGCTGACAAAAAAGCTGAGATGGCAGAGATTAGAAAAGAAGCACGGGATGCTTTTGTCGGTATGATGGGTATGTCTTTCCTAACCGCCGGCATGACTGGTATGCCTTTATGGTTCATTTTCTCAGGTGTGGCGTCAGCTTTCCATGCTGTATTTGGAGACGACGACGAGCCGTTTGATGCAGACAACTGGTTTAAGAACTGGGCTAACAGAACATTTGGTGGTTTTGCTGGAGATACAATATCCAGAGGTTTACTGTCACAAGTAACCGGCATGAACTTTGCTGATCGTATGAACCTTAACTTGCCAGATATGTGGTTTCCAGACGTGCGTAAGAGCCAAAGCGAAGTAGATTACGTACAAAACATGTTTATTAATACTTTAGGCCCTTCTTTAGGTGCACTGCTGGTTAGCTACCCAGAAGCTGTAAAACGCTTTAATGACGGTCATACTGAACGTGCAATGGAAGCTTTAATGCCAGCGGGTATTAAGAACGTTATGGTTGGTACTAGATACATGGTTGAGGGACAAGCACTAACCCTTAAAGGTAATACACTGGTAGAAGATATTAGCGCCCGTGAAGCTTTATCTCAGATGCTTGGCTTCTCCCCAGAGCGAGTTGCGCAAAAACAACAGGCTGCATTCCAAACAAAGAATGCTAACGAAAGCATTATGAATAGACGCACCGATTTACTAAACGCTTTCTTTATTGCAGTAGATACCGGCGATGCAAACATGATGGCTAAGGTAATAGAGAAGATGGTAACGTTTAGCCAGACTAACCCAGGCGTTGCAATAGACCCAGAAAAATTAGTCGATTCAATAGAAAAACGTTACAAAGATCGAGCTCTTGCCAATATAACTGGTGGCATGGGACTTAACAAAAACTTAATTCCTCAGTTAATGCCGATGCTTGAGTACGGCGAGCGATAAAAAAACCCCGCCGAGGGGGCGGGGTATCAAGTAATACCTAAAGGAAATGTAGTCAAA